TCATGGCCCAGGGCGTGATGTTCGGTTACGTGGCCTGTAACAGCCTGCTCTGCAGCTTGGCGGACTACTTCTGTGTCGGAGCCAGTAAAAAGTGTGAGGGCGGCGACTATTTGGTAGCTGATGATGGTTGCTGACTGCACACTGACTTGATCGGTTAATGGGCGGACATCTTCGTGGTTGAGGGCAGCTAAAACGGTATCTTGTAGTGTTTGTGAGGGCGTGCCATCAGCCTCGGTTGAGAGGACGGTAACCAATACCTCACCAGGGTTTGGGGAGGTAACGTCCACATCGCTTACCGCTGGATCAGCGGAGATACTCCAGAATACATAACTGCCTATGGGGCCTGCTGTGGTGTGCCCTTCCAGTGAAAGCTGGGTGCGTCGGCGCAGGCGGGTGTCATCTTCATAGGTGGGCGGAATGGGTGGTGATATGTCTGGATTGCCGGGATCAATGACCTGACGCTCAACTGCAAACAGGGCGGCCAGATTATCGAGGTCGCTGCCGTTGGCATAGGGGATCATAACGGCTTGAGCGGCGGTGTTTACCCGTGCACGTAATATCAGCTCACGATAGGCGCATACCTCCAAGAGCTTGTTGAGTGGCTCTGATTCCAATTCAAGCACGCTTTCCAGGCCGGAATCACGGGCTATAAGGTCAGTTTTTAGTGCGCTCAGAATTCGTTCATAGTCCAGTATTTCAACGACAACCGGAGCGGGTAGATCCTCAAGGGGGATGGCGGTAAAACCGGGCATTATACTGAGACTCCCCAAGGGATATTATTGAGTTGAATGCCAGTGCCTATAGGCAGGCCGTCCATGGGTTTTTGTAGGGCAGCTTCAATATTTAGGGTTAATGAACCACGCTCAAGTGCGGTATTGCCCGGTTGTACGCGAGTAATCTTGATGCGAGGCTCCCAGCGTGCCAGAGCATCGACAGTAGCGGCGTAGAGTTTGAGCAGGGTTGTTTCGTGGATCGGCTGATCAATGAGTTTAAACAGATCTGAGCCGTAATCACGGCGCATCACTCGGCTACCAACTGGCGTGGTGAGGATGTCGGTGATGGACTGACGCAGGTGGGCCAGTCCATCAATGGTTTTACCCGTGGTGGCGCTCATGCCTTGCATGGTTAGATGTTTTTATCCTGCGAAAACGTCAGGTGATCCGCTGGCGACGCTTGAGCCGCAAGCCACAGGATCACCGATGCGCCCAAGTTGTAAACCGTTGGCGTAGACCGTCGCGGAACCAGAAGCCAGGATGGAATCATGTGTTTCTGGTATTGATGGGCAGGTGTGTGGTGCCCAGGCATCTGATTCTCGATGCACAGGGATGCCGTCGGCGTTGACGTTGGGGCTGGATCCAGTGCTGGGGCGAGATGGCCAACAGCTGTGGCCGGTGCACTGGTCACCGAGTCTTGTGACTGCTGCCATGATTTATCCTTGGTTTGTGGATGACAAGTCAGGCAGGTATCGGTTGGGTCATTACCCCAACTGATTAAGCTATTTCCTGCGCCGATGTCAGGTGCGGCTAACGCCGGGAAACAAATGATTGCAAACAGAACAGTAAGCAACAGTCGATGATGTAATTTGAACATAGATGCCTCCTAGTTAAGGTCAATACGTTGACCGGAAATCTGCACGTTGCCAGCGGCGATGATGTCTATATCTCCAGCAGCGCTGATGGTTAGCTTGCCTGTACTTCGGTTGTGCTCCACAAAGGTTCCGTTGCTAAAATCAGCACGCATTACGTCTGGGTTGTTTTCATTTGCAGGGTGATTGCTTTGATAAATCCCATGCATCACGATGCCTTGGGCCGGATCTCCTGATGGGCAAAATATAATTACCTGCTCACCTATTTCCGGTGCCCACCAAGTGCGATCATTGCTGGCCCTGGATGTCAGCCAGGGCAGCCATCCCGTTAGCATGTCACCACTGCGGATTCGTACACGAGCAGTGTTGTAATCTGCCTGTTCAACCACGCCGAGGCGGATAATATTTTCCAAACGGCGGGCAATTTCGGCAATCTCCAGACTCATGGAGTGATTGTGGTCAGTGGTTGCTGGTAGGTGGTAGTTACTGCGGGGGTAGATTGAGGGTTTACCCTCTCGGGGGGAAGAACTTGCAAAGCATACGGGTATCCCGTATGCTTTATGTGATGAGAACAGTAAGAGAGACAGATACCTTCAGGAAGCTGGCTGATCAAATATGGACCGAAGATGAGCGCCTTGATTTTATCGAGTTTATTGCCCAATCCCCACTGCTGGGTGATGTTGTCCCCCAGGCTGGCGGTGCCAGAAAGGTGCGTTGGTCGGTTAAAGGTTCTGGAAAACGCGGCGGGGTTCGGGTTATTTATTTTAATGTATCAGAAGAGATGGTTGAGCTGATTTATATCTACAAGAAGGTGGTCAAATCCAATATGACCGGCCAAGAGATAAAACGGGTGCAGAGCAATGAATATTGACAATATAGCTAAGGCCATTGAAGCCGATGCAGGCATGTCACTTCCCGGACTAAAACAAAGTTTGGAAGAGATGCGTGATGGTAAAGGGAGTAGTTATAGCCGGGAACAGATATTGATTCGAGCAGCTCGGAAAAAGTTAGATATGTCACAGCAGGCTTTTGCTGATTTGATAAAAACCCCTGTGGCCACCTTAAGAGACTGGGAACAAGGCCGGTTTGCTCCTCCTGGTGCGGCGCTTAGATTGGCTGAAATTGCGCTGAAACATCCAGGGGTTTTTGCGGACTTGGCGGCATAGTAGAAAGGGGTCTGGGTCGCTCCTACGCATCCTGCGTTTGCGACACTTGTGCATCCCTGCACATCGCGGCCCTTTGTCATGGATACTTATGGTTAGAGCCTTGCCCAGTTACTCAGGGACTTGGTTCATAAGCTCAACCCCTGATCTAAGAAGGAACTAATTTCATGCATTAACCAATCCTGATCGTCATCTGAAAGCCCCAATAATTCTCTTACTGGGTATTGGTAAAGCGACCCACCTTTTGAAACACGAGACAACAACCCTTCCTGATGTATCCTGGCAATATTAGCAATCCGCCCTCTATACCCAATCGCCCCCTGCTCTGATGTAACTCTGGTTTTAAGATGTCTTGCCTGTCGCAGCTTTAGAAACATTTTCCTCTTGTTACTGACATTCTTTGTTTTGTTTTTTGCCTGCTGGCGTGGCTCAAATTCTGTGCCGTCTGGATTGTGCTGTTGGGCGATCCGCTGAGATTGGCGGTGGCGTAAGCCATTGGTTAAGTAGCGTAGTAGTTTGGCTCGTTCAGCTGGGGTGAATATGGCTAGATATGGCTGCATCCAGCTTTCCAGGGCTGCCAGGTTGTCGGTCACTCTTCTACCCAGTTGGCTGCTTCTTCATCGTTGATGAATAGCGTCCAATCGGTTGCTGGTATTAGTACTGGCTCAATGCTGGGTTCTGTACAGTGGTGGAGGTATATGCCTTCTTCAGCTTGTTCCACTTTTATGGTTTCAGTGAGGTCTATGGATATTTCTATATCAACTTTCTCATGATCCAGGATGTCCGCACCAAAATTGAATGCTTCGTTTGACCACGTGAGGTTGTTTTGATCCATCCATTGCAAAATCAGGAACATGATCTTATCTGCTGCCCCAGTGTACTCACTGATGATGATGTGGGCTTGATAGTGAAGTTCAAAATGCTGATTGCTGCCACCTGGATATGAGGTGACTTTGCCTTTATCTACAAAGGTGAGCAGATTCTCCTCCTGGAGGCGCAGGGGAGCATTCAGCAGGTGGGTGCGGAGGGATCCGAGTTTATGCATCGAGTGTTACTGAGTATTAAGCTGGGTTACTTTGTCTTTGCTACGGTGGTGGCTGTAACCCAGATAGCCTGCTCCAAACAACATCCACATTTCTTCTGGGATGGCTGCAAGCCATGCTTTCATTCCGGTTGCTATTGCCACTGCAATGTCTGGTTGCCAGGCATGCAGGCCGCCCATGGGGATGGCTGCCAATATCATGATATACATGACGTACATAAAGCTTGGACGTGCTCTGGAAGTCCAGGGGTCTTTGCTTTGAGCTTCCATAACGATGGCGGACATTCTGGTCTCTAGTTCTTTGAGTTCACCTTCCTGAGCCATGCGTGCAAGATCCATCTGGGCCTTGGCTTTTGCCTCCGGATCCGGGATTAGTTTGTCTATCAGTTTGCCGCCGATTGATAGTAGGGGTGCAATGAGTGGGGTCATGCTGGTAGCTCCTATGACACACGATGACTGAACCAACCGAAGATAAAGGTTTCATCCTTTTCTCGGCGTTCAGCTAATGTAATGTAGTGGTTGCCTTGCAGGGAGTTGAGCATTTTGACCAGTACAGCTTCACCGCCCTGGTTATTGCGGTAAGTAAGGTAATCATCCAGGGCCGCAATACTTTTTTGGCCAATATTGCCATCTACCTTCAGGTCTGAATATATCTGCTGACCATGGTTGAGAACATTTAGAGAACGCTGGAGAAATTCAGCAGCCCTGGCCGTTCCGCAGTTAACACCTGTGTCGGCCAGTTCTTTTGCTGTATCCGGGGCCAGCATCTGAATGCTGTCTAGCTCCAGGCTGTCCCAGTACATGCTACTGTAGATCTGTGCAGCAAATGATCGCTGCAGTGTTTTCATTGAGCCTCTGTAGCCCCAGCGATGTGCAACGGCCTTCGTTATACCCCAGTTGGTTTCACCGCCTGAATCATCGGGATCATTTACGTAGCCGCCTTCTCTATCAATGATGGCGTTGATGGTGGCAGTTTTTAGTGCACTCATTATTCGATACCTATGGATGGTCGAGTTTAGTTACCCTATTAGGATCTGCAGTAACGGAATGGCGTCCATAGCTAAAGCCGATGCAATTCCACCCAGTGCCCATAGGGCACGTTCCAGGTTGGTTAGCCTGGTTTCATGAGCCTCAATGAGTTCAGCATGGTTTTGTATCATCTCTTCAATGGCTTGGAGCTTGCCGTCTCTGAGTCCATCTTCATATGTTTTGTCACTCATATCAGTCCCATAAATTGATTGTTGATTGTTCTTGCTGTGCCGGTATATCTGGCATCTGGATTGATATCCCAGCAGGCAGTATCAGGGGGCTGTCTGTTAGCTCTGGGTTGGCACCAAGCACTTGCTCAGTAACCGCTGCAGTGCGTCCATAGTGACGCTGGCAGATCAGGTCTACCGTGTCGCCTTGCAAGCTGAGGACGGTGCTCATGCCGCACTTCCCTGTGCGGCACCCTTGCGGGCGCACTGTGTGCGTGCAAATTGTCTGTCCTGATAATTTGTCATATCAGTTCAATGGTGGCTCTTGGTTCACCAATTAATGACCGCATGGCTTCGCGGGATTGTTGCCGGTAACCATCTACCCTGGTATCCATTTCGTCGGCTCTGTCATGTCCTGATTTTGTGCTGTCGAAGTCGCGGTACTCTTCTACTATTTTGGCTTTTGCCAGAGCATAGACGGCGGTTAGGTATCAATGGCATTAACTTAAAAAACACCATCATTCGGTTAAGAAAAAACAAAAAACCACTAAAAATCAATATCCTAAAAAAACCTGGATCTCA